AAACTTTAGACTCACTAGAAATATCAAGAACACTTACTGCTTTAGTAGTTCCTGCTAATCCAACTCCACTATCTACTGCTGATGTAATACCAACATCAGCAAAATTCTTCATACCTGCAGGGTGTACGATAGAATTCACTGGTCCAGACATTTTTGCCCAAGGTATTGGACTCTTTACAGAATAAGAAAGGTTTTGGAAGTAATCATTATCAGGAGTTACCTGATAGTCTTCACTCAATTTACCCTTATCATCTTTCCATCCAGATTCTTGCCTAGAAGAATAGTTAAGAGTGAACTTTGCCCTATCGTTATTAATTGATATAATTTCTGCAATAGTTCCAGAAATTTTACCCTTAATTTTATCTCCAAATTTGAAATTTTGAGGTCCAACAGTTTTAATGAAATCTGGTCTTACCAGAGAAACAAATGCCTCAGTTTCTACAAAGCCAGAACCACTATCAACAAATAATTCTTCATTTAACTCAAATGATGCTCTAGACTGAATAACTTCAATATTTGGATAGTCTTTCTTGTTTACAATAGTCGCATATCCAGATTGATTAGTTTTTGCAATACCTGGATTAGTTGTTAAACCAACACCATCTTCATCTACAAGTGAGAAGGTGAGTTTTGCTGGATTGGAATTGACAAAACTATCAACTTTGAAGAATCTATAATTATAATTTTCGGAATTATAACCTTGACCACTACCAAGTAAATCAATACCTTCTACAAAAATTTCATCACCATCAGCAAAGAGTGCTGTAGTGAATCCCAAGATAGGAGTTTTTAATGTACAAGTTGCAACGCCACTAGATCCAGAAACAATAGAACTAATTCCAACTCCATTTGAATTGTTTATTGCAACTATTCTATGGGGTTCTGATTCCATTCCACGAATTGGTGCAATTTGCTCAATATCAGAAATTGTTGTATTTGGTGCAATTGCTACTAAAGAAGAATCATCTACAACAAAATTACTTGTGTCATTCCACAGTAAAAGATTTGGCTCTGTAACATATTTTGATCCACCACTTATAATATTAAGTTTTGAAATTGTATCAAGATTATCAATATTAAGTCTTGTTGGAAGTGCTGCTTCAGGTCTGAGAGTTTTATCTGATGGATATGCATATCCAATGTTATCAATTCTAAATTTATTGAGTTTACCAATAGATGTTGAAATCGCTATTAAATTAGCATTTTCCCCATTTTCGGAGGAAACATCTATAAATTTAGGCAATCTTTCATAATTAAATCCTGGAGATATAATTTTGACTGCTCCGATAGAACTTCTTGCAGTACTTGACTTAGTTCTATACGTTGCTGAATCACACTCATCTTTAACATTATATTTTAATACTGATGGTAACTTATATGGAGAGATATTGAATGTTGTTGAAGTAACACCAGTAATATTATATGTTCCATTATATTCACTCTTCAGATAATTAATTTGCGAATAATTTGCAACATCAGTATCTGCAGTGCTAATATATCCTGCTTTTTCTACTGCATAGAAAAGTTTTGATGGGATATTTTCAGAATACTTTAAAGTTAAAGATGCAGTCCCAACTCCAGAAGTACCAATTTTCTCAACATTGAAATTAGTATCACCATATGATGTTATGAATTCATTTTTAAAATCTTTATCATAGAAAATCTTAAATTCATATCCGGTCAGGGAAGAATCTCCCAGAAGGAATCGAATATCTGAGTTCTTGATAACATCAATTTTTGGATTTATCTTACTAATAGTATGAACACTTGCACCTGTTCCAACAATACTGACTACTTTTTCTGTTTTTGGATTGGATTCATATAAAGTCTCTGCAAGTCTAAATGTATTTCTACCATCTCTAATAGTGTAGTATATACCTGTAGTTAATCCTGATGCAACCTCTGTGCTCTCATAAAAGATTTTTTCACCAGTTTCAAATCCATGATTAGTGAAAGTGATTGTATTTGTTGTTGTATCAATGGCATCTGAATTAATTCCAACAGGATTAATTAACAGTGATTTTGTAGATTCTTTATAAATTACGGTTGCTGCAGCAGTTGTTCCCAATCCAACAATAGTATTGGGTTTTACATCAAGAGTGATTATGTCATTATTTTTTAACCCATGTGTTGAAGAAGTACTGACCGTAGTAATAAGTCTATCAAGATCACCGGTAACTTGTGTTGGATTATTTTTCAGCAAATATTCTGAATTATCTGATCCACCACTGCGGAAATAAAGACCCTCAGTAAACGTTGTAAGACCAACTGCAGTTGTTAATCCAATATAGTTTGGACCTTTATTAATTGCATATACAGTTGCTGTAGCTGCTCTATTTTCGGGTAAATTAAACTGAGTTGAAGTTGATTCGTTTGAAACAATAAGAACATCGGCAGCAGTGGCTGCACTGTCATTCATACTGAAACTAATTTCTTCACCAGTCTTGAATCCATGATTAGGAACATAGATTGCTCTAGTTGGAATTTGAACCAGATTATTTACACCACCAATAGTGATAGTTTTTTCAATTGCACCATTAGTAGTGGTTCCAAATCCAACCGCATTATCTGCATTGAAGTAAATTAATTTTGAACGTGATGATTTAAAAGATGGAGTTTTTGCTTGAATTTTAATTCTATCTGGAATTAAATTAACTTCACTGCTGAGAGTATGAGCAACACCAGTGTTTCCAAATCTCTTAACTTTAATAACGCCATTACCATAGTTGTTTAGAACTCTTACAGTTTCATCTACTATAGTACTACCATCATTAGAGTGAATTGCAATACTACTACCAATAGAAACATCTGCCAATTGATCAACAAAAATATCTTCAGTTATACCACCATTTGTGGTATGAGCAGTCATTGTTGCTGCAAGACCAATAGTATCTGAAGAAATTCCTGCTCTATGATTTCCTTTCAGATTTGAAATAGATGTTGTTAAACCACTAATAAGAATATTTTCATTATTATTAACATCAAATCCATGCTCAAAATATGCTGATACCTGGAACTGACTGTCTCTAACAAAGACTGAATTTGAATATTGATCTAAGTTTGTTTCAATCGTCGTAATATCTCTACCGACGAGTTCAGATACTTCAACCGACAATCCAGATCCACCAGTTTCAGTTTCATTAAAATTGACTTTATCTCCCACTTTATAATTTTTACCACCAGAAAGGATATTAATTTTTTCTACAGAACCTCTAGAGACAGCAGTGACAAAAGTTCTCTGTGGGAAAGTTTCATAACCCTCATCAAGGAAATCATAATCTGCATTTTTCTCAGCAACTTTATATGGGAATACATTTCTAACTAAATCTGAGTTATTGAAATCAAATGACTGGTCTAGGTAAAAATTATCTTCATCAAGTTTAGATTTAAAAGTATTTCCAACAAAATATGGATATAATGGGACAAGTTGATTTACAACAGTACTTGTTGTTACACCCGCAAAATATGCATAAGTTCCATTTGGAAACTCTGGAGTTTTACAGAATCTTCCATTATGAACATCCAAATCTCCATTGCTATCAAACTTAAAATCTTCAATAAAAAATCCTTCTTCAAACGTAGATATGGGTGGTCTATCAAAAATAGAAGATGCATCTGCAGTATATCCAGGAGTAATCAAAGATACACCAGACTGAATATCATCAGCATCCGTATATCCATAGGGTCCATAAATCGGATTTCCATCAAATGCCCAACCGATAATTTTTGAATGATTTGCGTTTAAATCGTCATCAAATACATCTGCTAGATCTTCAGAATATCCATAAACAGAATATTCTAATCCATCTTCTGTATCATTTTCTTTCAATCTTCCAAATATTTTCTGACTATGATTGATAGAACTATCAGCGTATCTTTCAGCATCATTTACAGAAAGACTTCTAATCTGTGTATTAAAGATTGCACCAGAACCTCTTGGTTTTACTCTAATAGTTGTAGTATTTGGATCATAACCAATACCTTCATTAATAACAATTACATCATCAATTTTTCCATCAACAATTACTGGTCTTAAGATTGCACCAGAACCAACATTATCTTCGTCCTCAATAATTAATTCTGGAGTAGAGAAATATTCTGTTCCTGAAGAAAGTATTTGAACCTCAATGATTCTACCATTTGATATAATTGGATTCAGTTGTGCAAGTCTTCCATTCTTTACACTAACAAGAGGTTGTTTTTGTAAATTCAATACAGTTGAACCATATCCAGCACCAGATTCATATAGATAAGCATCTACAATTGGTCCAGTGATGATTGGTGTAAAATTGAGAGTACCAGTTAATGTTGAACCGAAAGAAACTGTTGCAGTTACTGTTATTGGTGGATATTGGAATACATGATATCCAGAACCAATACCAGATATATCTACATACTTGGATCTTGTTAAGTCACTAGTAAGTGTTGCGCCAACACCAACATTAATTAATCTAAAATTATCATCGTCAAGTTTTTGAATTGAATATTGAACGCTTGTTGAGAGTCCACTAATTAATTGATTACCCTCTGTTGTTTCTTCTGTAGAGTATTCAACAACATCACCATTATTAAATCCGTGATTTTTAAATGTTAGTCTATTATATTGAGTAGATATTCCTGAAGATTTTATTCTTAACTTTTTATGCTGATATCCAGAACCCGATTCTATAACTTTTACTTTTTTTAAAGTTGATCTTGGAACAGTTCTAAACTGATGTATACCACTTTCTGAAGTTGCGGTAGTAAAACCGATTGTATTAACACCTGCAGAGGCATCTGAAAAATTATTAAAAAGTTTAATAGATGATGTGTTTACTATTCTAACAAAATACTCATCTCCAGATACAAGTCTGTTATCAAGACTGTTTAAAGGATCTTGGAAATCGCCAATACCAATCTCAGTATTTCCATTTGCATTATAAGTTACTTTTTCGAATTGTGATAAATTATGTGGTTTCAGGAAAGTTAATGTTTCATCATTACTATCAATACCACCACCCAATGAAAGTGCTCTACTATCAAACTCTAATGTTCTGAATCTATCTCCAATAATAGGTTCTAAGATACATCCACTACCATTAGCACCTTGTAAAGTTATTGCAGAAATTCCATCAACATCAAAATCCTGTGGGTCAATTAAAACTTCGGAAACAGAACCAGAAATAATTGGTTCTACAAGGGCAGATGAACCTGCACCAGCAGTAATTGTCAACTGTGGTGGATTGATCACATCATAATCCATACCACCATTAAAGACTTCAAAATCTGTTAATGGTCCATAATAAATTTTATCATTACTCTTAGGACTTAAAATTTGAACACCATCTATCAACTGTCCAATGTGTAAAGTTCCTCTATCAGAATTTTCTGAATTTGTAATTACTCTATTAAGAGGATATTTTCTTAATATTGGCGTTGGTGCAATTTTTCTGGATTTTTGAGATAATAATGTAAATGTATGTGTTGCAGAGGTATCATCATTAGCATTAAATTCAAGATAATCCGCACCGGATGCTAATAGAGAACTGGAAATATAAAGTCTAAATTTGTTTGGTGCAACATAGTCAACGACATACACTTCTCCAGACTGAAGACCCTTAAGAGGTTTGTCTGATGTATATCTAACTCTATCACCATCAATGAATGGTATTACAGATGAAAATTTTAATACTGAGTATGTTTTATTGACCGAGTTATATCCATCAAAATTTGTTTCTTTACCATCTGAAAGTTGCGACTCAATCAAAGACTCTTCAATTTCATATTCAGGCAAAGAAAGTGATGCAACATATCCAAATGTTGATTTATCATTACAATATACATTTTGAACATTAGCAAAATACTTCTCATTTCCCAAGATTAAATCAACATTAGCACTCGAAACCTTTTCAATTTTTCTTCTGAGACTATACTCAACAGTAGGGTTTGGAGTAAATGAACCTAGATTATTAACTACGACCTGATTAAGTGCCGTATTAATTGATGAAATTTTGGCATTACTTACAGATACTGTTTCAGAACTACCAACTAATATATCAACAGTATCTCCAACTTTTAAACTTGACTTATCAATTGTAGAAGATAATGTGAATGTAGAACCAACGATAGATCTAATGTTATATCTTGCACTCGTATTGTAAATCCAAGAGTTAGCAAAAATTTCTTTATAAGAAGCATTATTTTCTGAATTTCTAATAGTTTCTCCAGAAGATAATACTCTAATCTCTTCTCCTTCTTCTAAAAGTGAAACATCATCAATCTCTACAAAATTATTTAAAACTCCAGTCAGACGAATATTTACTCTTCTTTCTCTATCTCCATTACCAAATCCATAAACAAACACTTCAGATCTAACTTCATCAGTTGCACTAATTGCTTCAGTAATACCAGTACATCCAAAGAATTGGTTTACGCTCTTTGAAGTAAACTTAATAGTATTATTTCCTGAGATAATAGTTCCAGAACTATCAAAACCAATCGTGGAATCCACAGTAAGTACATCTGCACCTATTGCGGCAGGTTCTATTGCTTTAGAGAATCCAGGTATAATAAATGCATTCTCAAAACTTGAGTTGTCGTCAAATCCTACAAAAAGTTCAAGTTTATAATATGTTTTTGAATCTCTAGTGAAGACTTCTACGTTAGATACGGATGCCGTAGCAATAGGAATTGTAGAATCGTCAAGAGATCTATAGATTGCTTGACCTTCAAGTTCAAATGGGTCACCAGAAATAATTTCAGCGACAACAACCTCTCTTCTAATATATTCTGCACCAGATGATTTAATCAATCGTGTTTCAAGATCCAGAACATCAGCTTTAACGCCATAAAGAACTTTGAAGAGAATTCTTATAGATTCTGCAATACCTTTACCTTGATAAAAGTCTTTAATTTGTCTAATAAAGTTTGCTACATCTAAATCAGAAACAAAAGTTTGATTTTCAAATCCTGGAGCAAATGCAGTTTTAATTTTACGATAAAACTCTTGTAAAAATAATGAACTTAAATTAGATACACTATCCCCTTGAGTGTGAGATTCTGCTTCAGTATCAGAAAAAGAAATAGTTTGCTTATTTACATTTGAAAAATCTCTTTCAATATTGTTTTTATACCCATCAATACCAGAGAATCCTCTAATACACCCTAAAAATTGAGTATCAGTTTTTGAAGTATATGTAATAATCTCATTACCAACCTTTAAAAGACCATACTCTACTGGATATCCTTTTGTTGAAGATACAGTGATTGTAGTATCTGAAGAAGAAATATCATTAGAAAGAGTAGTCTTTCCAATAAGAACTTCAGGAATTAAATTATCTAGTTTTAAATATCTGTCAAGATTATTAATTAAATCATCAGGAGAACCTTGACTTTCTTGTGAAATATAATATTGCTTGAAAAAATCTACCGCTTTAGGAAAATCAGCAAGTAAAAATTCTGGAAGTTGACTCTCAATAATTTTATTGATTTGCAACTTTTTTTCAAAATGGGACATATTTTATCTCCTCTCTAATGCTCCGTTTGAGTAACTTGAAGTATAGTAATCTCTTGTGAAAGAAACGCCAGAAATATCTTCACCAGATGCAATAACATCTTTAATCATATTTATTCTACTATTGGAAACATCAAAACTAAGATATAAATCTTTCAACCCAATAACATCATTCGATTCTGGGAATGCTTGAATCTCAATAATATTATCTGGAAGGGAAGTTTCTACAATATTAACTGTGTTTAGAATGATTTCTCCTTTCTCATAATCAACAATTCCCGCATCTTTACTAACAACTATTCTTTCCCCAGTGCTTGTTTCTTTTACAATAGAAACAACACCAGTTTTTGCACCAACTGCTCCTGTTGGTCTATTATTATAAACCTCACCTGCAGAGGTTACATTTGTTACATCAACTCCACCCAATTGAATATTTGGAGTATCAGTAAGAAATACTGTTGAAGGGTCTCCAGCAATTTTAAATCCAGTACTCTTGATATTTAAACCTGCAGGATTTACATGAAACTTATTACCAAAACAGAGTTCATACTGTGCAAATTGATTAATAAGTGCTCTTAAATCTCTTCTAATTTTTATCTTTGTTATATTGGAGGTAATTGAAGAATTAACTCTATCAATAAGTTGAAGCATCTTACTATACTTAAATCTTCCACCAAACTTATTAATATCAACATCTTGTGAATAAATTGATAACGTATCTATTACATTGGTTCTCAATTCATCAACATCAGAAACTTGATTGCTATTGTAGTAAATTGAAGAATCAATCTCAACATAAAGAACTTTAAGATCAATTATATTTTGATTAATACCTGCAATAGCATATTGCTTCAGTTTACTTAAAATGTTTTGTTTATCAAAGTCTGAAATATATGTACCATTTTTTGGTTTGATACTAATTTGAACTGTACCAAACTTTGGTGGACTTAATTCTTCACCACCAACAACTGCTACAGATTCGGTGCTTGGATAGATTGACTGAATGATTGCCTCATAATCCCTTGCTGTAACCGCCCTAGATTGCGCTGCATAGAGTCTAGGAGCGAAATACTTAATGGATGCTACATTCTCAATGTCACCACCGTTCATCGCCCTCTGAGTGGTGGTTATGTTAATTGTATCGGAAGGAATTACCCTCTTATTTGCTTCATCTACAAAGTTACCTTGGAAGTCAAATTCTGATGCACCATTACCTGCCTTACCTTCAGTAATAATATACCTTACAGTAATGATAGCATTGTTCTCTAATGGTCTTCCAAAATAACCATCACCAAACAAGAGTTCATATTGCTCATCTTGAATCTCTTGAATGAGATAGATTTCGGAATTTTTGTCTATTTCTAATATATTATCTGCTCTACGATATTCTCTTCCGAGTCCACTATCGTTGATACCTTTTACATACACTCTAATTGTTGAAGAATCAATATTAGGGTTATCAATAATAAATCTTTGATCGGTTGATGTATTGACTAAGAACTGCCTTGAAAGTGATGAACCTTGATAGATTTTAACTGGTTTATCAGCAGTACCAAATTGTGCTTGACCATTAACAACTTGAGCTGTTAAATCTTCTGGAATTGAGAAACGATAAGATGTATTATCAAATGCTCCAACACACACCAGACCCGCTGTAAGGGTGATGAAACCACTGGTAGTAGTGGTAGGAACAGAGAACGTTACGTTCGCCGTAGCGGCGGTTTTAGAGCGTGGTACATAACCAATGTTTCTAGCAAGAGAAACAACATTTTCACGTACTGTTGCCGCATCTAAGAAAGATTCATTTACGACAAGGTTAGCATTAAACGCATTAATATACGTATTATATGCTAAAGTATCAATCAGAACAGAAAAATTAGACCCTTCAAAGTCAAAATCCGTGAAATTTGAATTTGCACGAAGATAATCTTTGATTTGGGTCTTGATTTGATCGAAATCAAGATTGGTAAACTGTGTAAAAGGCATATTTTACCTTGTCGATTCTAATATGAATGAAAACTGTGTTTCTGGGAGGTCTTGTCCCACAATGTCAAAGAAGACTATGACATTAAAACTATTATCATCAGGTCTTGGATCTACTTGAACACGTAAATTATCGACTCTTGGTTCATAAAATTCAACTGTATTCAATATCTGAGAGCGAATTACACTAGCAGTACCAACATCAACAAAATTAAAGAGACTTTTACGCACATCGGAACCCAAACTAGCGTTAAAAAACCTCTCAGTTGGGATAGTTTCAACTAAATTACGAATAGATCTGATGATAGCACGCTCATTAATGAGTACAGGAAGGTCCTTCGTCACTGGATGTGGATCAAATGAGAAACTAATATCC